TAAGGACTTCCCGAGGACGTCGTGGTGATGACGAGCCGTTAGGCGGTCCCATCTCCAACGCATTTGCCCGCTCGTCCGGGTCTGTTCCGAAGCAGATCGGGCATTGAGAATTTATCGGTGCGGAAGAGGGAGACGTCTCATCGCCGTCATGTCATGAGGTTGGCCAGTCCCCGAAACACCTCAGCGATCAATCCCGCTGAAAAAACAGCGGCGCCGAAATCCGCCACCTCCAACAAGGCTTTGCGTTGCTCGTCATCGAGATGTAAGACGACTTTTCTCATCGTCTGGTCCTCCATTCGAGCAACGTTCTCAGGAGCGGGCAGTTCCTTTCGAGAGCTCTTTGAACAGCTTTGTCGGAGCAGACCTTCCGAGTCATTTCCTAGTATGCAACTTCTGCCTTGAAGCCGGTTCAACCCACGCCGCCTTCGGTTTTTGACGCTCCGATCGGGAGCGGTAAGCGACTGGTAAGCAAGTCGCGCAGTTTGCGCTTTCACCTTCGACTCGGCGGTAACGGTCCTTGCCTCCCCAATTCGTCAATCGCCGAAATGCTCATCCGGCTCGGAACAGGATCCCAGCAAACCATCAAATTTGCTTTTCCCCAACGGCAGAGCAGAGAGCGAGACGCGAGACCTTGCAACGGGAGAGAGGCCAAACTCGGTTAGAAATTTGTGCATCAACTCGAGTTGCTTGTTGGCGATCGTGAGCCAAGGGTTTTGTTGAACATAGCCCGAGGGGATCTTGATTAGCATGGGCGTCTTGCGGAGCTTCATTTCAGCTTCGACCCAGCGACCGTACGCTTGGCAGTACCCGGCGAGCGCTGCGCGATCGAGTTCAGTGAGGATCTGCAGGAGTGTTAGCTGAGTAGCCAATCTCTTCCATTCGGCTTTTGCTGATGGACAGAGGTGGGAGGGGCATGTCGGAGGTTTCCTGCCCGGCACAGGCTCGTTTGGATTCAAAGGACGCTTGCCGGGATTGCCGTGAAGCAGCTTGAGATATGTCGGCGTAGGTTTGCGGCCGCGCACTTTATCGCCGGCTCAGAAATTCGTCTGCGGGGATCCATGGCTTGGGGGCGCCAAGCAGGCCAGCGAATTTACCTCCGGTCCATGACATGGAGCCAGCGCCCACCAACGTGACGCGCGACCGCGCAACGGGAGAAAGCCCGAACTCGGTCAGATATTTGTGCATCAATTCCAATTGCTTGTTTGCAATCGTCAGCCACGGATTCTGTTGCACATATCCTGAGGGTAGTTTGAGCAGCATGGGCGTTTCTTGAAGCTTGCGTTCCGCTTCGACCCACCGGCCATAAGCTTGGCAGTAGGCGGCCAGCGCAGCGCGGTCGAGCTCGGTTAGTATCCTCAACACCGTCAATTGGGTCGCAAGCCGTTTCCACTCTGCCTTGGCTGGCGGGCAAAGGTGGGAGGGACAGGTAGGAGGTCGCCGCTGGGCGGCGGGCTCGCTGGGGCTGACACCACGCTTACCGGGGTTGGCGTGCAGGAGTTTGAGATGGGTCGGGGTGGGTTTGCGGCCGCGCATGTTAGCTTCCTCCTTCCAGCTCGAGGTGGCGTTTGCGCTCCCGACTCAACTCGCTAAAGCTATGCCCGCTATTTGCGTGACAAGCCTCCTTTCCCGTGAACGCTTGCCAGCGCTGCACTGCAACGTCGACGTACGCGGGCGCGAGCTCAACCGCGTAACAAGCCCTGCCCGTCATCTGCGCTGCGACAATGGTGGTGCCGGACCCGCTGAAAGGCTCGTACACAGCCTGTCCGGGCGATGAGTTGTTCTCGATCGGCCGTCTCATGCACTCGACGGGCTTCTGCGTCCCGTGTCCGGTCTCCGACTTCATATGCGAAATTCCCCAGACCGTCGTCTGCTTGCGATCCCCTGACCAATGGCCGGTTTTACCCTTGCGGACCGCATACCATGCCGGCTCGTGCTGCCAATGATAGTCACCGCGGCCGATTACGAGCCGGGTTTTATCCCAGATGATCTGGGCTCGAATTGCAAAACCCGACGCTTCAAGGCTGGCAGCAACTGTACCGGCATGCAGGGCGCCGTGCCAAACGTAGGCGACATCGCCCGGGAAGAGCACCCACGCCTCGCGCCAATCCGCACGGTCGTCGTTCAGAACCTCGCCTGTGGCGCGCGCCGCAACCTTGCTGCCATCGGCCCGTATCACTTCGTTGCGCCATTTCGGTTGGTAGCTCACGCCATAGGGCGGGTCCGTTACCATCAGATGCGGCACGACGACGCCTAACAGCTCGGCCACGGTCGAAGCATCGGTGCAATCGCCGCAGATCAGACGATGATGCCCAAGTATCCAGACGTCGCCGGGTTTCGTGACGGGCTCGACTGGGGGTTCAGGCGTTTCATCCGGGTCGGTCAGGCCGGTGCTCTGGCTGGCGGCCAGGGCCAGCAGTTCTCGATCCGAGAAGCCTGCCAATGTCATGTCAACACCGAGCGCAGAGAGATCGCCCACCTCCAGAGCAAGCATGGTCTCGTCCCAGCCGGCATTCAGCGCGAGCTTGTTATCGGCCAGGATGTAGGCGCGCCTGGCGGCGTCAGATAAACCGGCGAGCTCGATTGCCGGGACTTTGGTCATGCCCAGTTTACGCGCGGCCAGAAGCCGGCCGTGGCCGGCAATGACCCCACTGTCCCCATCGACCAGCACCGGGTTGGTCCATCCGAACTCCTTGATGGATGCTGCAATCTGCGCGACCTGCGCCTCCGAATGAGTACGGGCGTTCCGCGCATAAGGGATCAGGTCTTCTAGCGGGCGATATTCGATGTGTAACAGCCTCTCGTCACTTGCGCACAAGCGCGCAGGTTTACGATCATCATTGGAGTTGGTCGACTGTTTCGAGGCCATCGCGGCGCTTCCAGTTACAAGTTAGGCCGATGTCTTCGGCACGTTTACAAAACGCAACTGGTAGATACCCCCCTGCCAATTTCGCGGCATTGCGCATGGAGGGATGGCACCGGTTTCCGCCCGAAAGGTCGCACAGTTCGAATCCCCCCCGGGGGGCGCCACCATGCGTTCGAAACATCATCACCCAAGCAAGTGTCTCACACTCGTGAAAATGCACAATAACACTTGGCTGCGCGTCTCTTCGCAGCGCTTCGAAATCAAAAGATTTTTAGAACGAGTCAGCTCGCCTTTTGCTGCGACTGTCTCAGTTTACGCGCTCGCCCTAAGGCAGTTTGAGTCGTCTGGGACTTGGCGACGCCGAGCACAAGTTCGCTTACCTTGGCGCGCATCAGAGCGCGGTGCTCGTCGCTGAACACTCGCTCTTCCTCCGCTGCCAGCAACTGTTGCAGTCTCATTACCTCCCACCGGAGCCTACATTCAGTTTGACGCGCGATGCCTCTCAGGACAGCGGGCGCCGGCGGCCAGGTGTAGTTGTGCTGGGAGCCACACTCACCGCGGTACCACAGCCGGGCGCCTTCCTCGGTCCCCCAATAGGGCACGTCATCCAGCGCCGCCATGTAAGCCTCGCCTTTGGCTTCGCCTGCCAGCTCCCCGGCTTCGCGACCGGCCAACGTCATGAGAAGTTTTGAAACGACGATCAGAGTCCGCTTGCCCCAGCGGTCATCCCGTTCCGGAGTTAGTTCCAGCAAGGCCATCACGGCGGCGCTGTATTGCTCAATGGCTCCTCGATGGGCCGGGATAAGCATCAGAGCCGCTGGAAGTACCTGAATTGACCGGTAGCGGCCGGATTGATCCGGCTGCTCCGCGGTCTTCAAGGTGTCCAAGCGCACCTTTGCCCAAGGCGGTAATGAAACTGGCCTCGCGGGCCGTCGCATGTCCGGAACGGGAATCGCCTGGATCATTGTGATTTCGTTTGCCATTGTCGTCGCCGCCGCTATTGAGAGCCCGCGTAATCCATGCCACCGGTCCATGAACACCGTGGTCACGAGCACGTTGAATGGCGCCCAGTACTCGAGCAGCGTCGTCTGAAGTCTGTTTGAGCCACAGACCCACCATCTGGCGTGAGCGCGTTTCCTTCTCGCCGAGGCTGACCAGGATCGGAACGCCCTCTGCCCAAAGCTGATGCCTAGCGTCGGTGTAGATCGGCGCAATTGCGCCAGAAGCTTTAGCTTCTGGATCTTGAATGTCTTTAGTGTCTTCTTCTTTGCGTCGCTCGTGCGTCGCTGCTGCTCCGGTAGGCCTGTCAATCGCTGCGTCGGAACGTGCGTCGATGGGGAGACTGACGCGCTGATATCGGTCGTACTTACGGATAGTTATGACGGTCACACCCGCGTCGGTCTGTGTGTCGATTTGCGCGTCGTCACCTGCGTCGGTTTTCAAGTGCACAAGAA